AACAGCTGAATTAGCCATACGTGGTCTTGTTGCTTCTCTTACTATAAAGTTTTTAATAACTTGCATTCTATAATTACGTACATCTTTATCAAATAACATAGCATTAACAGAGTTTTTACCTTCTTCAGGATTTAATCTTCTCCATTCTTTTGCTGCTAATAGTTTCTTGTTATACGCAGCATTTTCTGCATTTAGTTCGTACATTGCATTATTATATTCAACTTCGCTAATTTCACCTTCACGTAAATCAGTTTCTAAAACTCTTTTATTTTTATTAAGCATATGCTCATATAAACGTGTTGCAAATAGTTCATTTCCAGGACGTCTAATACCATCAATCATCTGTTCAATACCTAATTGCTCGATATTTTTCATGATATTATTAATTTCAGCTTTTTTACTATTCGCATCTAAAGTAAGATATTCTTGATATTTCTTATTAACTACTTCAGCACCTTCAAATCTATTATCCATTAAAGTATTTAGCATATTTTTAATAGTACTACGTTTAAATGGCACTTTAGTATTATCTAGTAACGCTCCTAGCATTTGTTTTACAGCACGAGTCCATTTTGTCATATGTACATCACTCTTAACAGAGTAATTATATTTAATATGAGATAAATCTAAATCGTATATTTCAGAGCCTAATAAATCTAAACCTTTAGTTTTAGTAACTTTATAATCACCTTTATTACGTAATCCTATTTGCTTTGCTGCAGAAGATTGTACAATAAAGTTAATTCCCTTATCTCTCATAAATTTAGACATAGCAGGACCTGCATCATGCATCATATATTTACCAAGTAATGCACCTTTTTGACCATCAGGAGATACTATAAATGATTTATTTTGAACGTGATGTTCAGGCATACCAGCATCTGCATTTAAAGCACGCAATGTTCTACCTTCAGTAATAATAGCACCATCAACATGTTCGCCAAGCTCAGTAGATTTACGTGTTACATCTGAAGAGAATCCTTCAATATAGTCAGGATGCTTTTTACCTAAAGTAGGATGCTTACCCATTTTGTTTCGTATTTTCTCAGGCAAGTCTTCAACTAATATATAACGTGCTTTTCCATCAGCAGTTAATTTAACTTTATTACCTTTTTCAGTCTTGTAATTCTTAATAAATGTAGGGTCACCAGAATAGCCATTATTTAACCATACTTGAGAACGTTTATTAAATGCTTTAGACGATGATATAAAATCACCTTTAATAGGTTTTGTTGAAACAGGTTTTAACGGAGGTATAATAATATCTTTAATTAATCCCTTGTCTTGGTCTCTTTCAAAGACATCTCTTGATTTTCCTTTATAAGATTTTAATGGAGAGCCATCTGTATATTGTGCGCCAGGAATCTTCATAGCAGCATCAATAATTGCTGGATTATCTATCATACTTCTAATAACTTGCTTTTCAGGATACGCTGCTCTAATCGCATCAACAATTTCTTTATTTACACCTTGTTTTCTAAATTTAGATTTTGTAAAGCTATACCTCATTCTCACTTGACCTTTAGGAGAGGGGTCTATAAATATAAACGCATCAGGTTTATAAGTTGGGCCACCAATGATATCTTTTTTATTTAAGGTTTTATCTGATATCCATCCCCATACTTCTTTAGCGCCCTGAGAGCCTTCTATCTCCCTATATTCACCTCTACCTAATTGATATACATTTCTACCATGAGTAGGCATTGGAATGCCAAATTCTTTCATAGCATTTTCAGCATCTTTTATTTGAGATTCTATTACCATATCTCTACTGCTGCTTCTGGACAATAAATACTTGTTCATTTCTAATCTATTGATAAGATAATACAATCTGGTTTTCATTTTCTCTACTTCAGCTGGCGTATCTTTAGCTATTCTACCAAATCTTTTTTCAGCTTGTTTACGTAGATTTTTAGCTCTTTTCTTATCTTGCTCTAAAATCTCTTTTTCAGTAACCTGAGGAAAATTCTTTGATTTAACCATCTTATCGTATTCAGCCATTAATCGGCTTACTTCTTGAGGCTGTGTTCCTGTTTCTACTAAATTATGTTCGTAATCTCCTTCCATTTGATACATTTCATATTTTTTTATCTTACTATTATATCTCAAATGATAAAGGTCATAACCTCTATCATAATCTATCCATTTATCAGGGTTATCTTTAGCTTGTTTAAATGTATCTCTCTTTTTAGCTAACTTTTTTTCTTGTTCTTTTTCTAGTCTTTTAGCACGTATACGAGCTTGTTCTTGGACCCAAGCTTCTATCTTTGAATCTATTTCTTGTTCTAATGCGAATTTCTTCCTGATAAATCCAGGGCCAAACATTAATTTAGCACTAGCTCTAATAGCTTTAGGAGTACTAATATCAAAACCATTCATTTGCATATCATATAACATATTAGACATATAAGATTTTTTATGAATAACACGCAATGTTTTCTCATTTAATCCTGATTTACCTTTATAAGTGTTAACAAAGCGATTGCCCATACGTTGAGCATCTTTAAGCATGTTGCCAAGTGATTGAATTTCTGTTAGCAAACCAGCTTTAATAGCTTCTTCAGTTTTAGGATTATATTTTACAAAATACATTCTATCAGCATCACCACGACCACTAAATAAATACATATCTTTTTCATTTAACTGTTTAAATATATTAGCTTTAATTTTGTTAAATTCAACCTCAGCTAATCTTTTTGCTAACAATGGCTTTTTACCTGCAAATCTAAAGTCACGTTCTAACTTTTCTTGATACCTCATTAGCTCTAAATCAACGTTACGACCTTTTTCGCCTTTAATAGTAATATGGTCTAATAATCCAACAGATACTTCTTCCTTGCCACCTGCTTCTTTATACTTCTCTTGTATAATTTTAATTGGTTCACGATTTTCTTTACTAACACCTGATGATGTATAAGGTGTTTTATATGTACCATCTTTACCACGCTTAGTTAAGAATTGTACTTTACCATCATGCAATCCAATATAATCTACTTGACTATCAAATATCTGTCTTGACATCCATTGTCTTAATGTACCACGTGCTTCATTATTTAACGTAATATCAGTGCCATTAGCTTTAGCATATGATTTAATCCAATTAGCAAGTTCTCCAGATAGATTAGTATTTCTTTCTTTAGATAATTCTGTAAATTCAGATAGCTTAAATACAATTTGAGAGGCAATAGCATCTTCTTTTTGACGTGGTGTCATAGAAGTTTCATACATTGTTTTCAAATGTTTTCTTACAAATTCTACTGAAGTAGGTGTAGATGCCATGCCAACACCAGGGCTAGTATCAGCTGCATTAACATTTTCTTGAATAGCTTTAACTTGAATAACTTGACCATCTTCAACATTTAATATTGCTTGACCTTCTTTACCAGCATAGCTATCTAATTCTTTATTTAATCGTTCTAACTCTAAATATAAATCTGAAATATCTGTTTCTAATTTAATACGCTCAGTGGTCTTTTGCTTTGCTCCACCGATTTTTTCGCCAACCGTTATATCTGCTAATTCAGATTCACCTAATTCAATTGTTTCTTCTACTTCTTTAATTCTTTTCTTAGTCTCTTCAGTAGCAGACTTAATTACTGTTTCACCTTTAGCTTTAGCAAGTTTAATTTCTTCTATCTCTGCTTTAGAAGGAGCTACTGCCTTACCTTCAAAATGCTTGTTTAAGAACGAATTTATAGCATTCTCGCCACTTTTACTAATTTCTCTACTTCCTATACCAGCCCAGTTTTTTGGAGGCTGAGGTGGTTCTCCTTGAATTTCTTGAAATACTTCTAAACCTCTATTATATTTATACCATCTATTAGTAATAGCCCCTTGATGTTGAGCTTTACTACTATTGTCGAATACATATACATCTTTCTTATTACGTATTGCCATATCAATACCCCAACCAGTACCTCCATCAGCCGCTTTCATAGCTAATGAACCTTTACGTAATAAAGGAGCTACAGCATATACTGCACTTACATCTTTAATATTATGCCAAGTACGTCTAAATAAGTTTAAGTTAAATTCAGTCAGATTTTCTATCGGTCTATCGAGACTTATACTAGATTTAGTTACCTCAGCATTAGCATCTTCTAATTGAGGTTTAGTTAATTTCCTTGTAAAACCTTTATTAAGCATAGCTTGAGGTTGATGCTCTGAAAATGTAAAATTAAAAATAGGGATACCTAATTTATCAGCAGCTTTTGCCCATGCTCTATCTGCACCTTCGGCGCCGCCACTAGCCATACGTGTTATGAATCTATCTAAGAATCCTTTTTTAACACGTAATGTTGGTTCACCTGTTGGTCCCATAACTTGCTCAACTTCATATCCTTCAACTTGAGCAGGAATTTCTCCTATTTTCGCAGGATTAATCTTGCCCCCAACTACAGATTGCATTAACAATCTTTCTTCAGGAGACATAAACTGCTTAGTAGCCATTTCTTTAACAATAGGTTTTACTTCTGGAGGTAAATTAGCAAACTCAGGATGCATTTCTGGGTCCATAGTTGCTTTTAATTCAGGGTCTTTTTCAGCACGTTCTTGCATTTTCTTAAGGAACTTACCTGCTTTAGCTTGCGTCCAAGGACGTTCTGACTTACCAAAGTAAGCACCCATCACGTATTCATATACTTGTTCAGGAGTAGTTGCTCCTCTCATTGTAGATGGAATACCCATAAATAACGAACCAGCTAAACCACGTATAACCTTTTGGGATGTTTCTGAACCTGTTAATGCTATATTACCAATAGCTCTAAATACTCCACCAGCCCCAGCACCACCTATGAAACCATGCATCATTTGGTCTACACCACCTTGCCATGATGATATAGCAGAAGCACTTCCTAAATGAAAGGCTCCTTCCATAATATGACGTGCTTTATTTCCAGTAAGAAAACTTAATGCATCAGAAGCAGCTCCAGCTTTACCTGTAGTTGCCATACTTAATGCAGGCTTAACTACTTCTTTTGCTTTTCTAGTTAAGAATTTAGCTCCAGCCATTGGAATTGATTTATCATTTAAAGCTGCGGCTGTTTTAGCTAAACTACTAAGTGCAACTGATTTTGTTAATTTTGCTCCAAGATTTAAAGGTGTAGCCATAATACCAGGAGCGAATCCTGCTAAATGACCTAAGTTTCTAAATATTTGTTCGTATTCATTATCAGCAGGCTCCATAAGGTTTAAAGTGGTAAACCCTTCAAAGAACCCTGCTCCTGCTTGTTTAAATGCATCTATAAGGTCAAATTCACCTTCATAGAATGGTACATTATGATAAGCAGCGTGTTGCCTTATACTTTCCTTATCTGATTCAGTATAAAAAGATTGATTAGAATTATAATGATTAATTCTATCACGTGTTGTATTAGCATCCCACGTGGGTTGAAATTGTTGCTGAGTGCCTACACCAGTTTGCTCCTCTTGTGGAGGCTGCCCCGTATTAAAAGGGGTAAATAACGACATACTCCTCCTTTATCGGTTAGCTTTTTTCCAGTCTTCTATTGCTGACATTACTTCTGATACCCCCATACCACCTGCCATTACTGCTCCGATTATATCTCCTACTGGGATAGCAGGACTATCTGCCATTGCAGCGATTCCAAATCTAGCTGCCATTGCTGGAGCTTTCATTGCTAAACGTTTTGCTACATATTGACCTAAAGGCATACCTCCAGCTACTAAACCTGCTGTAGCTCCAGCGCCTTTACCTACTGCAGCTCCTTTATCTCCTCCAACAAATCCACCAACTGTTTCGCCACCAAGACCAAATATTGTTGGAGCAAAACCACGTAAACTACTTACATGCTTTAATTTACCTGCTTTACTACCTTTAAGCTGTTCCCATCTAGTATTTTCTTTAACCATTTTACGTAATTCTTTACTACCAGTTGTTTTTGCATTATTAAGATTAGATTTTGCTTCTTCTAATAAAGCTTTAGCACTTTTAACATCTTTTGCTTTGCCTTTATAAGCTTTTTTACCTTGCACTTCATCAAGCAAATCTTGCGCAGTTCTTACCTCATCACCTAATCCACTAATATTAGATTTATATTTTAACCTAGCCTCATCTAACACGTCTTGTGGAGTAGATTGTAAAAACCTATATGTGCCTTCAGCAGCTGCAGCAGTTCCAACTCCTACACCAACTGTAGCAACTGGACTATCTGATACTCTGTCAAAGAAATCTACACTTTTTTTAGGTAGAAATTTACTATAGAACATTGATGACTCTTTATCAGTGTATCCTTTTAAATTATAAATAGACTGCTCTAATACAGGATTATTAGCAATAACAGATTGAATATCATCTTCATCATACCCTTGTTCATTTAAAGTTTGTAATTCAGACATAAACATTCTATTACGTATTCCAACTACTTCATTCCATTGTTGATGAAACATTCTTTTATCAGAATCTGTCATCTTTTTACCACCTTTAGTAGCTATTCTAGTATATTCTTTCATAGCTTCATCTATAGTAGGAAATGCATCTTCACCTGAATATGATAATTCTCCACCTACCATCTTAATAGATGATGGAGAGTAAGCTAATTTTTCAAAATAATCGGCTACCTCTAAATTACCATAACCAGCTGCATCAAAACCGTGTTGCTTTTTATATACTTCTAATTGCATAGCAGTATTTTGTGCATCAAGCTGAGCTTGCGTATTCAACCTCTCTTGTCGCGCTGCTTCTATTGCAAATTTTTTATCTTGCATATCTGACTGTTGCTTCAAAGCAGAAGCTTTCATTAATAAATCAGGTATACTTGTTATTACATCTGCTAATGTTTCTTCGTTTGCCATAATTATATCCTTTTAAATTCACTAAGCATTTGTTGCATCAATCCAATCAAATAAAGCATCTTCCCATTCTGTATGGTAATCCTCTCTATGTTGTTGATGTTGGTCTTGCAATGCTCTTTGTCTTTTACTTGCATCTTTCGCCATTCCACTAAAAATATTCTCTCTTTGTCTATCTACCATTGGATTTCCAGTAGCTGCAAAACCACGTTGTGCCATTTGCTGTTGTTGCCCTTGAGCTAAATCTAATAAACTAGATTGTCCAGCTTCTCCAATACTACTAATATCTTCACCTGCCTCCCCATACATATCAGTTACTGCGCCTGTATCATACTCAGGCATATACTTTAAATAATCGCCCTCTTTATAAGAAGCAAATTCAGTATCTCCTTTAAATAAAGATTGTCCAAATGCCATTCGTTCATTTTCAGACATATCCATAAACTTATCAGTATCAAAGTCGCCTTTACGTAATGCGGCAGCATATTCATCTGTTCCAAAATATTTATCATCGTCTTTTTCTATAGCCTTTTTATATTGATATGTGCTCATATTTGCCCAAAATTGCTTAGCTACAGGATGGTCTTCCGTTGACGCCATATAACCTCCTCTATTGGCTCCAGGGTAAAATTCTTTTAATCCAGTATTAGGATTGATAGTTCCTGAACCTCCAAGGGATTCTAATAATGCTTTTTCCTCAGGATTAACATGTGCTAATTCTGTATCACCATTTCTACCTTGCGCTGCTATCATACTTTTAATTAATGACATATCTTTATCCTATTCGTTATGGTAATCGGTTATATGGATTACGTGTTGCTTGTAATAAATTACTATATAATGCATCATCTGGTATAGCGTCTGCAGCACTTGCAGTAGGGTTTAAATTTACTGCTTCACGCGGTAAACGCATTGCTGTAATATCAGGCGATGGCAACATAGATAATAAACTATCTGGCTTTGGCATTGTTGCCATTGAATCTCCTATTGGCTGAAACATATCTATACCCGCTGATTGTAAAGCTGCATCATATTCTGCTGTTCCTGGAGCTAAGCCTTTAACTGCATCTTGACCAGCATACATCCATTGCTCTTTATTCCTCATAGATGGCAAATAATGCCCTAATGGATTTTTAGCATATGCTGCATATTTATCTGCACCCATTGTTATACCTTGTGCGGCAACTGACGCTCCTGTTTTTAATGCTGATGTTTGACGCTGAGTCTCTAAAGCTTTATCTAATTTATTAACCTCTGTTTTATACTCTTTTAAAGAACCTTTCGCTAAACCACTACCTCCTCCTGTAATAGCCTCTGAAGATAGTTGTCCTGGAGTCAATTCTTCACCTGCTTTTGAACCTAAGTATGAACCAGCTGCAGCTCCTACGGCGCTCAAAGCTAATAAGACGCCTGGAGCTAACCCTCCAGTAGAAACACCTAATAAACCTAATAATGCAGGCGTACCAAATTGACCGATTAAGCCACCAAGAGTACCTCCTATACCACCCCATGAACCTTCTTTTGCAGCTTGTTTTTGCTGTTTTTCATATTCTTCTTGTTGTGCTTTAAAAGTTTTTGTTAAATCTTTTTGTAATGAACGTCTATATAATTGTCTTCTTGCCATAATTTATCCTTAAATCTCTACTTCCAATATTATTGTTACTTGAGTTTCATCCATATTATTAGTAGGGTCTAGTGAAAAAAATAATAAATCTCCTGAGTTAAAATTAGCAGCATCAAATGTAAAAGCACTTGTTGACCATTTATCCATAGTCTGCGTAACGGTGCCAAATGTATCTGTTAATACTTCTGAAGTTGACCTCTCTGCCTGCGTTCCATTACTTATTTTATGACATCTGGCTATCGTAGAACCTCCTGCTGACTCGCTTCTAACCATCATGCTTTGAACCCTACCATTAGCTGGAGCTATAATTGCAGCATCTTCTTCGCTTACGCTAAGTGCAGTAGAAGACAGGCCACCCGTACCGCCAGTTGTATTTAAGTTAAGAATATTCATATTACTATTAATCCAGTCTGATGAATGATACAATACTAGTTTTTGAGTTTTTAATGTACCTGCAATATTATCAGGACTAAAAGCAAACCATTGCCCTGCAAACTTAGCATATAATTTAACACCAGTCGGTGTATTATTCAAACGAAAATCTCCATCAATTCCCTCATTAGGCGCAGGTATACCCTGACCCATTATAGGACGTGATGCCTTTTTATTAGCTAATCTTCTTAAATCATCTTTATTAATAAACATTATTTAATGCTCTTCATTCTATATACTATCGATATATCATTAATTTCAAAATCTGCTGCTCCAGTACCCTCAAAATATAATTGAAAACTATATATATTATTAATAGCAGCAGTAGGTATTAGCTCTGCATTTACCCAGTCATTAGTATCTATATTTAATAACGGTGTTGAGTCTGCATTAGTTCCATCACTAGAACCATCTGCTTGAGTTCTATAAAATTGAGTTGTAGGGGTATTTGTATCTCCATTAATCCTATATCTTAATTCAACAGCAGATGCATCGCCTTTATAAGATATATATACTTTATAAATCTTTTTACGTACTGATGGTTGTCCAAAGTCAATATCTTTTGTTAACATATTTAAATAAGTACTTGAATCAGGGGATGAATCCCATTTAAGCATTTTTTCAGCTGTATAATCATAATATATTAAATCACCATTATAATCACTTGTAAAATTTGTTTTAATTGCATCAGCAACTGTTCCAGTACTTGCTCTAACCCAACTACGTGTTGTTAAACTATAAATATAAGCTTCTCCATCACCTGCTTCATCATCTCCAGTCCCAATATCTGCACCAAAAATTAACTGATTTTTTGAACTAATATATCCAGTCATAATTGCAGTATCTGCAAAAGTAGACCACGTGCTTTGAGATATTAGCGAAGTTTCTTTTCTTCTTAATAGGTTATGCACTCTATTACCATCGTAAAAATATGCTCCTAATTTATTAGCCCAAGCTATACCCTTATCTGTAGTAAAAACTGAAGCTGGACTTACTATTCCTTTAAATTTATGTTCTGATTCCATAAACTCATCTACTTGTGAAATATTTATAATATACATCACGTTCTTATTGAATTGCAGTAATCTATCACCAAATGTAGCTAAAGCAACAATTTCATCTCCATCATTTTTAGCAACCTGAAGATAATTACTAGCTGGAAATTTATCAAATTGACCAATAGGAGATTTCATTATTCTATCGGAAAACTGTGTTGGCTGCCCATCTACTGTTTGATTAACATTGCCTGCGTATACACGATTATTAGCAACTACAGCAGATTTAAAACTATTTAATACAATATCTTCATTATGAGAGTGTCCATTTGCAGTAAAATATGATAAAAATTTAGGAGGACTAGTAAATTTATTACCAGTATCCCAATCAGGTATCATATAATGACCATAAGCATTAGTAGCTAAATCACTATTTGGATACATACCAATATGTTGCCATGGAGCCCAACCCCCTGAACCAGATGTACTATCCATTCCATATGTCTTAGTGCCTTTATAAAAATCACAATCAAATATACGCCATAATTCTGAATAGCCATCGTCACTAGATGCCCAATATATTCTTACTCCTGATATTCTAGGATTACCAACTATACTAGCTACTGCATTAGCACCAAATGCAAATTTATCTGCATTAGTAGTTGTGTCATATCTCGCCCCATTTATTTTAAGTATTGGTTTAAGATGCAAAGCAATATTTTCACCCTTTACTGCATGTGTTGATTTGGTTTGGTCTTTTTCTGCAACGCCTTTACAAAAATATAAATCTGATTTTGCAGTTGTACCACTAAAATCTAACTCATATTCAGTAGCTGCTCCTTCTACCATACCTTCAGAGCCATACATAGCCATTAGTTGTGGTAAACTTTCTTGTGTTCCATCATCAAACACTGTAGTAATATAAAATTTATAACGAGTATTCCTACTAGGCATCCAAGTACCTGTATTATTACCATTAGTATCTTCTGCAAATATTAACCCTGCACCCCACCATCTCAAACTAGCACCTGCTCCCGCACTAGAGTGGTCTGAACCAATATCCGTACCCTCATAAGCAAATGCAGCGCCACCTGCCACTTGATTTTCATCGCTATTTGCTTGGATACGAGCTATTTTTACAAGCTCTCCTGAATTTTCATTAGCACCAACTTCAGTATCAATAACTAATTGACTATCACTTGCAGCTTTTAATGTACCATTTCCACTTCCATCCGAAGGAACGTAATTCCAGTTGTTGCCTGAATTCCCAAGAAAGCCATATACTCGTACTTTATCACCTGCTTCAAAGCCATATAATCTAGTTCCATCAACAGTACCATCATTATTTGCATCATCTGTAATTGAACTATCGTTTGCTGGGGTTCCATTATAATACCTAAAGGTATCACTAGTTCGTTCAGTCCATTGTGACCATGCACTATAAGCTATAGCATTGCTAGCACATTTATCTCCATCTCCATTATCTTCTTCTGGAAAACATCCTTTTATCTCTGTTCCATCAGCCATCACGCTAGCTATTTTTTGATTAACAAATAAAGGCTTATATGTATCAGCGGTACCTGTTCTTTCAACATCAGCTATACAGGTCGTATTATAATTAACTCCACTTCCATGGAAATTACCATATTGTCGAGTGCCTCCACCAGAATCATCTCCATATAATTTAGGAGTAATAACTCCTAGCCATTTGCTAACATTACTAGCTGTATTACTATAATCAGAAACACGTAAATTTCCATTAACTACATAAAATGATAATTTGGCAGTTGCACCTCCCAATGGAAATCTATCAGCAGAATCACTATAATCATTCCATTCAAACACTGGTGATGCATCAGATGTTCTTTGAAATAATCCAACTCGAGCTGAAGAAGCGTTGTCTGTATATAAAGCAATATAATCTGTTTCTTTAGGAGCAGTACTTGTAACTATATTTCCGTTTGTATCAATAATTTGATAATCACTACTAAAAGAAAATAATCCAGTACCTGCTTGTCCACCTAAGTCTCCGCCTCCAGCGGGTTCTTGTCCAACTGTGTTCAAAGTGGCTTCATGCTCTGTAAAGCCACCAAGCATAGTTATACGCCCAATTGCACTAGTATCTATATCAGTTGCAGCAGCTAATTCATTATCACTAATATCTCTTGGGTCTGAATCAGAATTAACGCCTCCATCAAAACGTGTTATTTTATATACTTGTTTAGGCATCTTTACTACCTTTAAATAAACGTGTTATTATATCAATCAATGTTTGATATGATTTAACTATACCACGTTGCTCTATTTGCATCTTCTTTTGTTGGTCTATCAACTTAATAATAATACCCTCTAATCTATTAAATTTTTGATGTATATCCTTTGTTAAATCATCTTGGATATACTTATTTTGCTTATATATAAACCACGCTAATCCTAAACAAAAAGCTATGGGTATCCCAAACTTTTCTATTACCTCTATAGGATTCATTTTTAATACTTATTAAATTTATCTTTTTCAGCTGCTTTAATAAGCAAATCAATATTCTTTGGCGTATTTAAAACATCAGGAAGATAATTCATTTTATAATAATCGCTATTTAACTGCGCTACTTCTTCATCTGCTAAACCTTCTTGAGTAGACATCATATCTGTCCAATGAGGCCTAGACATTCTCCAAGGCAATACATCTTTATTCCATCTATATTGAGAAGGAGGTAATTGCCCTTTATCTAAAGCTTCCTGCATTCTAATAGCCGCATGTGTATGACCTTCTGTAGGAAACATTGCTTTTGATGCTGCAACAGCTGTATCTACTTCATTATCTATCTTCTTTTTATTTAAAACATGTGCCAATATATTCATAACTATCCTTTTATCAGTTCTCCCCATAATGAGGCTTTACCATCTATAATTTGTATAACATGAACAGTGAATCTTCCACCTGTATAATAATCTACGACTGCAAAGGCATGTGCCCATTTATGCTGTCTACCACCTAACCATTTATTCTTCTCACTACTCATATCTTTTAAGCAACCTAAACTCCAGGCTGACTTTGGTCCATCCATATGTGTTACCGTATCTTGTTGTAACGCATGATGATGTCCGTATATTATATTACATCCTAATTTACGCAAATGATTTGCTGCGTGATATTGACCACCAAAATGATGACCATGATAATAATATAATTTTCCTATCTTTAGATACTCACCAGGAGCGTGATATTTATAACCACGTTCTTTAAATCTACCAGCTTTCTCAAATGACAAATCTAAATAAGGATGTTCTGCATTAAAGAAATCTAACCATTCATCGTGATTACCAGCACATATATGTTTAATACCTACATTCGCTTTATCTAAAGATTCATCGATATCATCAAGTAATTCATTTACACCTTTAATATCTTCTTCTACTTGAGGTAATATAAACTCTAGTGGTGGTTTCTTTTTACGCTTCCATTGCCAATGTGAACATCCTGCAAATTCGCCTAAATCACCTAAATCAACGTATATATCTGGTTTTACTATTTCAATCGCTTGCTTAACTACGCTGATTGCTTTTCTATCGTGTATAGGTGCGTGTTTATCAGGCGTGACAATTGCACGCTTAACGACACCTTTGTCGATACTAGCCATATCAAAAAACTCCTAACTGAAAAGGTCTCTTTCTTT